AGTAATATAACTATGATCGTAGAGGTTAGCGACGAAATACGTTTGGACAGGGGTTCAATTCCCCTCATCTCCATTAATAAAAGCCTGTAGGTATTGATCCTACAGGCTTTTTGTTTTATCTTGACCGCCATTTGACCGCTAAGGTCTAAATTTCATCTAAAATATTGATTATTTGTTTGTCTGATTTTTGCTTCAATTCATCTAACATATATGCGTAAGTAGAAGCAGTTATACTCATATTTGAGTGTCCTAACCGTTTGCTGATGGAGTATAAGTCTACTCCTTTAAAAAGCAGCATTGCAACGTGTGTATGTCGCAGACTGTGAAAGTGAAAACCTTCTTTTTCGATATTCAATTTCTTTAAATGCTTGCGTAAAACCTTGTTCACAGCGGTTGATGTTGGAATAGTACCATCATTGCTAATAAATAGCCTTTCTGTTCCATTTTCTTTCAGCTGGAGTAGAATATCAAGCAATTTTTGATCTACAGCTATAACACGGGTAGAAGAGCGATTTTTTGTTTCTTTATTAATCTCGTCTGAGTCATAATTAACAATCTTATTATTATCATAGTCCCAGGATTTAGTGATATGAATTTGCTTACTTTTAAAATCTATATCATGCCATGTAAGCACTCTAATTTCTCCCGGGCGCATCCCTGTATAAATTATAGTAAGAAGCATATATCTGCTTATATAAGATGGCTTAAGACAGTTTAAAAGGGATTTAACCAGTAATTGGACTTGAGAAAAGTTTAAATAATCAATTTTTCTATTTCTTTCTTCATTCCATACTAAATTAATTCTGTCGGTAAAGTTCTTTCTTATAATTCCTTCACTGATCGCATCTTTAACGCATGATCTAATTGATCCATGCGTTTTTTTTACGGTATCTTTAGCATGAGTAGATCCGTAACTGTTTATAAATTTTTGATACTTAAGACGATTCATTTTAGAGATTTTTATGTCAGGAAAATTTAACTTTATTAGATCATAGATTCTAGCATAACGTCTTTTAGTATTATTTGATTTACCAATAATTTTAAAAGTTTCGTACCAAATTTTAAAATATTCAGCAAAAATGGGGTCTTTATTAGAGATTTGTTCGTCATCTTTAGCTACTTCCATCTCATTAGCCCATTTTTGAGCGTCTCTCTTAGTTTCGAACCCACCTTTGGATTTATACTGTCGCTCGTTATTAATGTACCATGATACCTCTGCCGTCCATTTCTTGCCCCGTTTTCTTATTCGTGCCATTAGAGATTTAATAGCTCTTTCTTCTTAGCATCAAATTCTTCTTGAGTGATAATATCATCATCTAAAAGTTGCTTATATTTTCTAATTTCATCAGGGATATCTGGAGTAGATTGAACTACTGTCTGAGATTGAGTAGGAGACTTAATTGCTGTCATCTGTTCTCTGATAGTCTTAGCCATAATAGGAGCAGCCACAGCGTTAATTTTTTCAATTCCAGTTACATTAGCTCCATTAGTAATTGATACAGTACCAGAAACAAATTGCTTGCTATACGATACTGCATTAATCACAGCGAGAGGAATCTCTTTCTGATCCATTCCAACAATCATATTTTTGTTTAAAAAGATAACTCTTTTGTTGGTACATACTACTAGCCAAGTATGACCATCAAGAACACCAGAACAAGCGTACTTAATAACTTCTGTATCATCTAATACTTCTGGAAGAGCTTTAATCTCTTTCTTTACAAAAGTTAAATCGAATACTTTAGCAGCAATTAATTGTTGTTTAATTTTGTCTGAGGTATCCATTTTCTGGATCTTTTCAGCTTCACTTTGTGCCATAGCATCATCTAGAGATGTTGAGTTACTGTTTTTTCCCTTGTTTTTTTCTTTCAGCCATTGTTTTCCTAGTTCTTCTGCGGAAATTCCTTTTTGATTTATGTCTTTAAAATCTTCAAAAGTATGTTGCTTTGCCCAAATAAAAGCAGCATTTGGTGTTAATACCCAATGTCCCCAACTAGTTTTCTTTAAACACTTTGAGCAAATAACTCCATCTTTTAGCTTAAGTTTGGTTAAACTTGATTTTCCACAGATTAAACACTTATTATTCATTTTTATTTTCCTCTTTTTACTTTTTGTTCATAAAATCGCCTAAAATAGTAGATCATTGTTGCTTTCAAATTTTTTGGCAACCACATTTTTCAATCTCTCAGGAATGCCGAACTGTAACATGAATTCTCCCGGATCTTCGCAAGTATAGCCTTGGGAAGAAGCATAATCCCAGATGAGATTTAATCCATATAGATCAGCTTGATCTTCCTTGAATGCGTCATCGTTTCGGTTAAAGGCATCATGTTCTTGCCATTTATAATCATGGTCATAGTACATAACACCTGTATCGCCATTTATGCAATGTCCTAGTTCGTGAGCTGCCATAAAAGGTACTTCTGGTGGATTCCACCAGTTCGTGTTGACAATAATAAGTTTCTTTTGTGGAAGATACCTAGAGCGAAAATGTCTGTCGTCTAAGCGAGAAAGTATAACACCGAGGTTATGATCCTCAATTAAATGACATATATAAAGTAGTAAATCATTATTGTACATAGTTACTCGTAGTGAACGTCTCCATCATTCTTATGTCTTTCAAGAATAGCCTTGATAACGTCCATATCTTCCTCCGAAACAGGACGGCCACCGTAGCTAAGTACGACAGGGTCTTTTTCTAAGTCAACGGATTTTTTATCTTTATCATTATCTTTGCCCGTAAGATAGTCAGTCGACACCCCATATAATTTGGAAATTGCTTTTAAATTTTCAAGGTCGGGTTCCCGAGTTCCATATTCCCAGTTAGCATATCTTTGAACACTTAAGCCAAGTTTTTTTGCGACTGCTGTTTTGCTAAGATTATTTTCTTCTCTTAGTGCAAGAAGCCTATTACTAAAAATACTCATTGAAAGCACCTCCATGGCTATCACTTAAACATATTGTAAAACATTTAAACAAAAAATGTATAAATTTAAAAAATAAGTTTAAAAATGTATTGTTTTTTAAACAAAATGTGTTAATATAATTATGTAAGCTAATTAAACAAAACGTTTAAAAAAGGAGGTGAAAAAATGGCTAATGTCACTAAAGAAAATGCTAATTTGATTTTAGAAAAGTATTTAGAAGAACACGGTATTTCTAAAACATTTGTCGCTAATAAAATCGGTATTACGCCCCAAGCTTTCAACAGAAGATTAAGAGTTAATGGAGCATTTGATGCAGATTTTGCTTTTAAGGTTTCAAAAGTTTTAGGGATTAGTCCAACTATTTTTTTATCCTCTAGTTACACAAAACGTTTAAATTAGTTAAAATAATTAAACATAAAGGAGAACAAAAATGAAAATTGAATTTATCAAAGACGAAAGTACAAAAACAGTAAAAGTTAAGGTTAACGGAGAAAATTACGGCGAATTAATTTTTGATGTCGATCAAAACGCTTGGGTACTTTGGCCAGAAAAAATTGATGACGGTGTTACGTACTATGACGATTTACAAGAAACAATGGATCAAATCGAATTTGAACTTGAACATGCTGATGATTAAGTAGGTGATTAAATGCCTGAGCTAATTAATAAAGATGCTCTCATAGTTATCTTTAAGCCAATTATCAAAGCGTTATTTGATAAAGAAAAGGAAGAAGCAGAGGGCGCAACAATCAATATTGATGAGTTCCGAAAAAAATATTGCGGAGGTAAAGGCAAGGAATGGGTTAGAGTTTTCATCTTTGACGAATTTCCTGAAATCGATTTTGAAAATGGCGGTTTTGTAGTTAATCCTCGTGGCGGAAAGAAAACAATTATTTTCCGAAAAGACGCTAAAAAATGGATTGAAGAAAACTATCACCGTATCGACTGGAATGCAAGTATTAAAGAATTGGAGAGATAAGGATGAAGAGGAAAACAGATTGGCTACTTGCAATTGTCTGCTCAGAGATAATTGCAGCGGGTTTAACGCTAATTACTATTTTTGGATACTACTTTTGGCGTTTGTTCCTTTAAGGAGGTGAGAAAGATGACATTAGAAGCAAGATTAATCAGCAATAGTAACGCATTTTTCACTAGACAAGACAAGTACCCCTTAGTTGCTGATGAGTACGATAAGCAATTCCAAATTGCATTAATGCAAACAAAAAAGTCGTTACCGACTGCAATCAGTAACGACTAATCAAAGGTTTAAAAATTTAATTTATCTATAAGGAGTATACCACATGAAAGAGTTTGATCCTAGAGATCTCTGGAAACTACAAGAAGTTAATGGAATGGTTTTAAGAGATATACATGGCATTGATGTAGCTATTGGAAAAGGCTTTGAATACAAAAATATTAAAGTTTTCATTGAAGTTTATACAACTGAATATGGTGTTAAGGATTTCATGGGAAAAATGGGCTTTAAAAATAGTGAAGACTTTACTAAATATTATTTTGAAGAGTTTCCCGATGAAAGTGATTGGTACGATGCTTGTTATTGGGCATTTAACGGGATATATGCTGACGATTTAGCACTAAAAGAATACGAGGAAGAAGCCTATTTAGATGCAGAAGATGCAAAAAGAGACCGCTTAGCAGGTAAATAGAGGAGACCACTATGGAAACTACTACAAAAGACTTAATTAAATTTGATAATGAAGAATTACCGATCAATTTAGAACCCGCAAAAATTGATTTTCCAAAATATGAAGAACTAAAGAAGCGAGTTGATCGACTGACCGATAGTCTAAAAGACTATGTAGTTACAGAAGACTCTTACGAACAAGATAAAAAAGTAAGAGCTGAATTAAATCACATTCAGAAAACGCTAAGTAAAAAAAGAATAGAAATTTTTAATGAAGCTGTCGAGCCTGCTAATGAATTTAAACAACAGGTATCTGGCTTGGAAAAGCAAATAAAGTATGCATCAGACCGAATAAGTGAAGGAATTAAACATTATACCGATAAAGAAAAAGATGCAAAATTTCAAGAAATAAAGCTTCGACTAGGAAATCTTGCTCTTAAGTATAATGTCTCAATTCAACTATTAGGAGATATTCGAGAAAAAGATAATCAATTCAATCATTGGCTTAATAAGTCTTGTTCTTGGAAAAGAATTGAAACTGAAGCAGAAGAATTTTTTAAAACTAAGGCTGAAAATCAAAAGCTAAAAGCCACTTTGAATCAGGTTGTTATTGATAGAGCGAAATCTTATGATAAGCCGGCAATATCACCTAATCCTTATCTTGAGATGCTTAATTACAAAGATTTGGATCAAGTACTAGTTCAAATGGCCCACGACCATGAAGATGCAGTCAATCAAGAAAAACAACGACAAATTGAAAATAGAAAGGCTACAGAAGCTGTTGAGAGGCGTGGCGACAAGTACGTAGATACTAACACTGGCGAAGTAGTGGATAGCGTACACAGTATGTCACTTAGATTTTATGGAAGTAAAGATCAACTAGATAAATTAGTCAAATACGCAAGAAAACTAAATATTAGCTTTGAAAAGGTGAAATAATATGGAATTACTAAATCAACCACCAACCCCAATAAATACCCCACAAGTTATTGGATTAATGAACATTCAAACGATTGTAGGCATGGACGCACAACAAGCACTAGATGCTAAATTATCCTTACTTAATTCATTTGTAAGCACAAAGAAAGTACTGGAGCAGCCCTCTAAAAGTAAAGAAGGATATGGCTATAAATATGCTGATTTAAACGATATCTTATCTGCTATTCAAAAAGCAATTGGAGATTTAGATTTAGCCTTTATCCAACAGCCAGTAAATAAAACAGCTAAAACGGGAGTTGAAAATTATATTTTCAACAGCAAGGGAGCAATTCTTGATTTTGGTAGTTATCTGCTAGATATCACTAAGCCACAACCCCAGCAATATGGTTCGGCATTAACATACTGTCGCAGATATTCAATTAGTAGCATTTTCGGAATAGCTTCTGAGGAAGATACAGATGCTAAAGAACTACCACAGTACATGAATCCAGAAGAAATAGATAGACTGACGTTACCTTACAAAGGCAAGCAAGTATCACTTTCAAAACTCTTTTCACTTGGATTAGCAGGTGATACAAGCGCTAAAGGAAAGCTGCTTGACCGTGAAAATAACAATATAACTAAGTTGGCTGTTAAGAGTATGAATGAAATGTGGGATTTTGTCCAAGATATAAATGCTATGAAAGACGAGGCGAAGAGCAAAACAGAAAAAAAACAATCTCAACAGCCACCAAAACAAGAAGATCCATTTAAGAATAAGAAAGTAGATACTGATCAACCAATTGAACAGCTATTAGATGTTTAGAGTTAGATAAGAAAGGTATGCAATATGGAATTTAAGGGCTCTAATGTCTTTCTAAATATACCAATCAATATAGCCAGAGATCCAGTTCTTTTAGATAGAACACCGAAAGGAATTCTCCTTATGGGTGAGATTGTTTCAATGCTAAATGTTACAGGGAAGTTCTTTATGAGTAATGCCGAAATGGCCAAAAGATTGAGGGTTTCTCAAAGTACAGTAAAAAACTATTTAGATCTTCTTGAGGAACGAGGATATATTGTCAGAAAAATAATTTATAAGGAAAACTCAAAACAAATTATAGGTCGAGAAATCACCCTCGGTCAGTCAGTTGTCCTAGGGTGGGGCAACACATTGACCGAGGGTAGGCCAACAAGTAAACCAAGGGTAGGCCAGCCCACTGGCCATAAAAAGAACAGTTTAAGAGAACAGTCTAAAAGAACATTTAATAATCTCTCTCAAGAGGAAAAAGAGAGAGATAAAAATACAATTGAAATTTTAGTTAATTATCTAAACCATTGTGCTGAAGAATGGAGAAGACCCCCAATTATATTTTCAGAATCTGAAATAAAGAAAATGATTAGTGCAGTCCATGGTAAGGATACAAGAACATTAAAAGAAGCAGCTGATAAAACGATTATATATGGCGAGCAATATCCACAAGGCTATCTGCTAAGCTGTATCAAAAATTTACCAGAGATAAAAGAAGAGAGGCAAAAAAATGAGTAGAGGAACAGAACATATTAGCGAAGAATTAGCAAAATTTATCGGAAAGACCTTAGGAATTGTAGCAATTGGAGATGGAGATTTAGCTATAAAACTGATTGATGAAGTATCGAAAATGGTCGATCAAAATTCTTTAGATGCAATTGTTAGTAGCCTAATAGGGCAGCAGCTGTTTACAGCCTTACAATTTGGAAACACTAAAGATGTAATTGATGGATTTAAAGAGTTGCTTAATGATGACGAAGAAGGAGAAAAGGTAGCCAAGGAGTTTATAAAGGCACAACTTCCAAACATTCTTGGAGAGGGCGAAGATGATGAGTAGCGAATTAATCAAAGTAACAGTTCAAAATGATCAGCAACTAGTTAGTGCAAGAGAGTTGCATAAAGGACTGGGTATTAAGCGAAGATTTTCAGCTTGGTGGGAGCAAAACAGCGCTGAATTTGAAGAAAATATTGATTTTCAACCTGTACTTATAAGTACACCTAGAGAAAACCGTGGCAGTATTGAACTTCAGGACTATGCACTAACAATAGATATGGCTAAACAGCTATGTCTTTTGAGCAGAACCAAAAAAGGCAAGGAGTATCGAGAATATCTAATCGAAATTGAGAAAAAGTGGAATGACCCACAAAACATTGTTCAACGTGCTATAGATATTCTTCATAGTGAGAACTTGCAACTTAAGCTTGAAAACAAGAGCCTAAGTAGACAGCTAGAAGAGAGTAACAAGAAAGCTAGCTATTTAGATGTCATTCTTGGTACTACTGATGCAATGCTAACAACACAAATTGCTATGGATTATGGCTATAGCGCTAGAGAGTTCAACAAGTTACTCCATCGCATGAAAATTCAGCATAAAGTTAACGGTCAATGGATCTTATATAAAGCTTATATGGGCAAAAAGTACACAACAACAAAAATGTATTCCTACATTGATAAACATGGTAAGGATCATGCTAAGCCACTTACTGCATGGACCCAGAGAGGTAGACGATTGATTTATGACTTACTTAAGGAAAATGATGTTCTACCACTAATCGAGAGAGAGGATATTGCTTAATGCTTGAAGAAAACCACAATTTAGAAAAAATCATCGAAGATGCAAAAGAGTACCGATGGTACTCAATTCCTGATATGTACATGGTTGAGATCCTGGACACAACAGGTCGTTCGGCTGTATATGCTAAGTCGATATTTATCGACAAAAAAGAGGCAGCAAAAGTTGCTAAGAAGCTCCATGGAGTAGTAAGGCAGGTAAGTCAAAATGAGTAAAACCCAGCTAAAACCAAAGTGGTATGCAATGTATAGAGGTGACACATTCATTGATCTTGGTACAGCAGATTATTTAGCTGAAAAGTATCACAAAAAGAAACAATCTCTGTTGTACTTGTCAAAACCTGCATATCACAGAAATGCACCAAAAAATAGCCAAAGATTGACACTTTACAAAATGGAGGATTAGGCAATGAAAGTAATAGATAAGCGTCAAAAGCAAAGCAAAAAAAAATTAGATTTAACCCCAGGTTCAATTATTGAAGACGAAAGCGGTATCTGGCTGATTCACATTAACGATGATGATAGTAAGGCTGTATCTTGCATTAAATCTTTCATTGACACTTGGCTTACTAGCGAAATTGCAGTAAATCATATTGATGATAAAGATTTAATATATTTTTTCGATGGAAATGCTCACAACCTAAAAAACGCAAAGCTGGTGATCGAATGATGAAAGAAACTAAAGATGAATCTCCTTTAATGAAAAAAAGAGAAGAAAAACAATGGCATTTAGGTGACGTTGTGGAAGAGGAGGAGGGGCATAAAGCAATGATTGTTAAAGATAACGAGGGTGATTATGTTTTGATGGATATAGATCCAGATTGTGCAAATGCGTTCCAAGTGTCTGAGTTTTTTGAGTGCTCAAGTTCTTTAGAAAGATTACGAGAACTTAGTTATAACTGGCACAAAGTAAACGCAAAGCTGGTGATCGAATGATGGCTAGAAATCAAAAAGATTGTCCGTATTGTCATCATGAAACTGGAAAAAAGCATTATACATTGCTGGAATGTCACTATTTTGCTAACGATGATAATTATGTTGAAGCAACAGTGGATATTAATACGGATAAATCTATGTCACTTATTGTTGGTGATTATTACGGAGATGATACTGATTAAATTAAAATCAACTATTGTCCTAAATGCGGGAGGAAACTATGAAAATTAAAATACTTGTTGAGTGCGATCCTCAAAGCTTAGAAAAATTGGTTAATGAGTTTATAGCAGACAAACAGGTAATAGACATCAAGTTCAAAATTAATGATTATCCTGATTATTTTGCATTCGTTACTTATGAGGATAAGTAGCATGTCAGATTGGTTTTTTGCAGTAGCATTCTTAATTCTGCTAGGGATATTGATTTTGTACATGGGGAGTTTATGAGAGTTAACTTTACGATTGAAGGACCGCCAGTAGGTAAGGCTAGACCGAGGGTTACTAGGGCGGTAACTTACACGCCAGCTAAAACGGCACGATATGAGGATTTAGTTAGGTATACAGCAATTAACAGTTTCAAAGGTATATTTGATAAGGACGAGCCGTTAGACGTCAAAATCATAGCATATTTTGAAGTTCCAAAGAGTTTAAGCAAGAAACGTAAGGCTTTATGTTTGGCTAACCAAGAATTGCCTACTAAGAAACCTGATGCTGATAACGTGGGCAAGATCATCATGGACGGCATGAACCCAAAGATGAGACGTGATAAACGACTTCACAAAATGGTTGAGGTTATGAGAGGTGTCTATCATGACGACAAGCAGGTAACAACTCTGCTAGTCAAAAAGAGATATGCAGACCGTCCTAGGGTTGAAGTGCGAATTAAGAGAGATATGGGGGATTAGATGGGAGAAATTAATTTAAGCTTGCCAAGTAAATTTATAGATGCAAGTGTAGACGAGGATTTTGATAAAGCATTAAAAATAGCTAAATTGATGGCGAAGCAACATCACAGACCTTTGACTGATGAATTGAAAATCTTAAGTGATTCAGCAGCAATGGTTTTATCAATTGATGAAATGACTGCAGTTTTTTCAATGGTAGAGGATATTAGAAAATATGAAGCATAGTGCAGAATTAATTGCTGTAGTAGGGATGTTAATCTGCTTAGGTGCAGTAGGATTTGTGGTTTTTGTCTTATGAGTGATCTTAAATATCAAAAAGGCGAATGGTATCACGTGCAGGAAGATGGAACACTTAAGCCCGTAGATTACGAAGAAGAAGTAAAAGAGTATTACAAGAAGTGGAGCGATAACTATGCGGATAAAAATAGCAATCGGTACTAGAGGATACAGAGGAGAATTTCGTAGGATTTATTCTAGAGCATTTCTAGAAGACAAAGGGTTGATGTTACTCAACGATGACCAGTATGGTCCATGTAGCCCTTGGGCAGTTCATACAAAAATTGGCTGGATGTGTTCTTTTAGCGACAATGATGTACTTACGTACATGGGTCATGAAATCTGGGATCTAAAGGTATATAAGTCTAATAAAGACAAAGAGGTATAGCTATGCGCTTATATGACAAAGAAGTGAACAGATTTAATTACAAGACTTTTGATACTCATGATCTTGAACTATTTAAATCTATGCTAAAATCAAATATTAAAGGTATCGACTTAAAAGGAGACGCTAATATTTTCGAATTGCAAGAACGGTACGAAATGAACGAGTTATATGTATATATAACTATTGAACTCAATTCTAGAACAAATGAGTAGTGTGAGAGGGGACGTAAGCGTGTATCAAATAGACCTAGGATTACAGCCAAATCCAAGAGCTACAGCTAGGAAGGTGGATAAATTTCTGACTACTGAGTTTCAAAGATATCTTAACTTGGCTGGATTGCACCGTAATCAACTTACAAGCCCTCAATTATCATTCGCACCAGCGTCAACTAACAGGAACGGTGTTGAAGACAATTTCATAAACGAAGTGCTAGACGATATAAAGATTGCTGATCCTGCTAGAAAGGTATGTGCAGCAATATACAAGACAATGGATAATTGTACTGATACTGCATTAAAGCCATACAGACGCATATTAATTGGCACTTACATAGACCAACTAAGGGTTGTCGATGTTGCAGCCACAGTAAGTTTATCTACTCGATCTATTGATAATAAAAAAATAAATGCGCAGTGCGAATTTGCTGATCGTTTGTTATACTGGAAGAGGTATTTTGAAGTTGGAGACTTGCCAGACTTAAGAGTTTTTACTAAAAGAGTTAAGAATGTTTGGTAAGTTGCGAAAAAAATGCTCGTGCGTAAAGTATGCGTAAACCTTGCGCACTACTTGCGTGTAAATAGTGATAAATTAATAGTGTCGAAAGATTAGGTGGTATGATTTTTCGACAACACCTCAACGATGCTATGGTGCAATTATTTGAACTATTAAAATACTCCTTTCAAGAATTAATAGAAGATCTTATTTGTGTAAGTACAAATTCACTAACCGTCCTTGGTAGGCAATAGCGGTCGTCCGATTCGACTGGCGGTTATAGCCTGTGAAAGCAGGCTAATAATGTTTCCTGACAAAAGTATTTTTCATTTTTCTTAATCCTAAAAATTACTTTTTTATTTGACACGAGTAATCAGGTTCGACTCCTGATTATTCATTAGCCTAGGCATTGGTAGTCAATCAATGATTATTATATATAATAGTATTTTGCCTAGGTACAATCTTCATGCCATGACCCTCACGGTTTCGAGACGAGCGTGGAGTTAAGAGCTGGTTATCTGTTCGCAGTGGACCGCAACAGATACCGTGGGTAGAACGGACACAATTTGGAATTAGAAAGAAGGCAATCTTCTTTCATAAATATCTAGCAAGGTTCAATTCCTTGCCTACCCGTTGCCTGTCGGAAAGCAGGCGTAAAGCGAATATAATCAGTCATACATTATGTTTGCGTTTTATCCGTAATAGTAATATATAAACGAAAACTATATTACTTGTCTTTTAATTTACAGCGTCTGGTTTAGCTCTGTACCTCAACAGAGCATTATAGGAATGTAGCCAAGTGGAACGGCATCGTGTTTTGCCCCGAGTAATGTTGGTTCGAGTCCAGCCATTCCTATTGATTGGCTTTGATTAATTATCTTTAATCTCCGTTCGTTTCATCAAAGCTAATCTAAATTATTTAAAAGGGAGAAAAGCCTCCAGAATTTTTTGTTCTATAGATTGCTTGTAGGTCAGCATTAAGCTGGCTTTTTTATTATGGAGATATTTATGAAATTTTTAGCAATCGTTTTAACAATTATTTTTGCAATTGCCAGAATTATGGGATTTATTGGCTGGTCATGGTGGGCGGTATTAAGTCCAGTTCTTGTTTACTGTGGTGTTTGGCTGTTAATTATTCTAATTTCTATAATTGCAGCTCTAATTATGAAGTGGCTAGACTAGGAGTTTAAAATGCAAGTAAAAACAGTTTCAATTGATCAAATTAAACCGTATGAAAATAACCCTAGAAATAACGATGATGCTGTTGATGCAGTAGCAAATTCTATTAAGGAATTTGGCTGGCAACAGCCCATTGTTGTCGATAATGATAGAGTAATTATTGCTGGTCATACACGGTACAAGGCAGCTAAGCAATTAAAGCTTAAAGAAGTTCCCATTGTAGTTGCTGACAAGTTAACCAAGGAGCAAGTTAATGCTTATCGTTTAGCTGATAACAAGGTGGGCGAGCTTGCAGACTGGAACGAGGATTTATTAGATCAAGAATTAGATGATATTTTAGATATTGATATGTCTGAATTTGGTTTTGATTTGAAGGAAATTGGCAAGATCGTAAAAGAGAATGGCTAGACTTAGGAATTAAATCTGAACTCGGCAGAGATGGCGACTTAACTTTTGCAAAATCAATTAATATTGAAGGCTTATCTGGTACATCAGTATTTGATCCTGTTTTGACGGAAATTATTTATAAATGGTTTATTCCCAACGATAATGCAAGTATTTATGATCCTTTCGCTGGAGGAAGTGTTCGTGGCGTAGTCGCTGCTACTTTGGGTCATCACTACACTGGGATAGATCTAAGAAAAGAACAAATTGATGCAAATTATCAAAATGCAAAAGAGATTGGAACTAATATTGATTTAATTGATTGGTATGTTGACGATAGTCAGAATGTAGATAAATATGTAAAAAATAGTACGCAAGATTTGATTATTGCTTGTCCGCCATATTTAGATTTGGAAGTTTATTCTGATGATCCTAAAGATTTGTCGACTATGTCAGATGAAGAATTTGATATGATATATCAAAAAATTCTGCAAAAAGCAGTAAGAAAACTTAAAAATAATAGATTTGCTGTTGTAGTTGTATCTGATGTCAGGGGTAAAGGAAGAAACTCAGGATATCGTGATCTAACTGGTATGACAAAGAGAGCATTCATTGATAGTGGTTGCTGTTTTTATAATGATATTGTTTTACTTAATGCTATCGGTTCGGCTGCTGTGCGAGCAAGAAGATATATGAAATCTAGAAAAGTAGCAAGAGTTCATCAAAACGTTTTAGTCTTTTATAAAGGTGACATTACAAAAATAAAAGATGAATTTGATGAAATTCACGGACTTAATGACGCCTTGGAAAATGTTGATATTTCTTCCGATAATCTCTCGAGTCTTTAATTGAGATGTAGTATTCTCTCTTCATAAGGAAATAAGAGAGGTAAGAAAAATGACAAACGATATTAAAGAACTTAAAGAATGTGCGGAAAATGCAAGAAAGCTATATAGAATAGGCAAATTTAATATTGTTGTTGCCAAAGCTCTAATTAATCCGTACTTAGAAGCAGTAAATGCTAAATCAATTGAATTGGCTAAAAAGTACAATCAAAAACCTAAAAAAGTTAGTTTTTATGCTTATGTTAGGTAAGAAGATAAACAAAACAATAGAAAGTCAAACAGGCTACTCAAAAGAGTAGCCTTTTATTTTGCAATAAAGGTGGTGGTGTTACTTGCAATGGCTAAAGCAATGTATAAAGAGTGGCTAGATAAAGATAAGCTTGTACTTCTTCAAGGCTGGAAACGTGATGGTTTTACTGATGTGCAAATTGCTCATAATATGGGAATTAGTATTAATACCTTGAATAAATGGAAACGTGAGCATATACAGATTGGGCAGGCATTAAAAAGAGGTCGTGAAGAAATTAACATCATAGTTGAGAACGCATTGCTGAAAAAAGCCTTATCAGGTAACATTACAGCAATGATTTTCTTCCTGAAAAATAATTGGCGAGATAAGTACAACGATAGCCAGTTATCTAAGGAAGAGCGTGAACTGGTTTTAGCTAACATCAGAAAAGCTAAAGCTGATGCCCGAATTAAAGAAGCTAAGGCAATTGTTGCTGAACGACTTGGAAAAGAAGACAACGAACAACTAGATCAAGTGTTGAACAAACTAATTGAGGAGGCAGGAAAAGTTGGCGCTGATAAATCTACTAACGAAGAAACAGATTGAGGTGCTGCAGTCCTACCTTAATGATGATTGGAAGTACTTAATCTTAAATGGTGCTGTTCGTGCTGGCAAGACGGTGATAGACAACTATCTTTTCTTACTTGAATTGAAACGAATTAAAAAGCTTGCTGAAAGAGAAAAAGAACCACACCCACAATACATTCTTGCAGGATATAGTTCTAACTCAATCTATACCAACGTTATCTCATCAATCGAAAATCAATTCGGCATAGTGATGAATACAGATAGACACGGGCACTATCATCTATTTGGAGTTGATATTGTACCAGCTTATACAGGTTCAGTGCGTGGTATTGGTGCTATTCGTGGTATGACTTCTTACGGTGCTTACATCAACGAAGCGTCACTAGCAACGCATGAAGTTTTTCAAGAAATTGTGCAGCGTTGTTCTGTTGGATCAGCAAGAATTATCTGCGATACAAACCCTGATATTCCTACACATTGGCTTAAGACTGATTACATAGATAATCATGATCCTAAGGCTAGGATTAAAGCATTTAGCTTTACTATTGACGACAACACTTTTCTTGCAAAGGATTATGTTGAAGCCCTAAAGGCTGCTACACCCAGAGGGATGTTTTATGATCGGTCAATACTTGGTCAATGGGTGACTGGTGAAGGTATTGTTTACCAAGATTTCGATAAAGAAACTATGCTAATCAATGAAGCACCTAAAAATCTTGATTATTATTGTGGCGTTGACTGGGGATTTGCAGAGGGACACGAGAACGTTATCACAGTATTCGGGGACGATCCTGATACTGATACAACGTATTTGCTGGATATCTATAGTTCTACTGGCAAGTATATTGATTATTGGATAGAGATAGCCCAACAGATCCAAGAGAAGTATGGTTACGGCATTAATTTCTGGGCTGACTCTGCTCGTCCTGAATATGTTTCTTACTTTCAACAGAATGGTATTCAAGCTAGAAACGCTGACAAGTCAGTTATGGACGGGGTTGAGTACTGTTCATCTAGAATTAAGTTAGACAAATTTAGGGTCTTGAAATCATGCTCAAAGCCTTTTCTAGACGATGTCTATCAGTATGTTTGGGATTCTGTTAAGGGCGTTCCAAAAAAAGAGCACGACAACGTTATGGACTCTTTCAGATATGCTGTTTTTAATCAGCACAAAAAAGTCGATAACCAAGTTCTCAGAAATATTTATTTTTAAGGTGGTGGTACTATTGGAAACTGTTAGAGGTAGAGGGCTAGTTACTAGAAACGGAACATTTTTGTTTCCAAAAGATGCGGAATTAACTAACGATGAGTTAAGTGGGTTTATTAAGTGGAACTCAGATAATCTACAGCCAAAATATCGTGAGAATATGAAACTTTATCTGAGTGAACACGATATCTTGTATGATGATCCTAAAGAGTTTGGCCCAGATAACCGATTAGTTGCTAATTTAGCTAAGTATATTATTGATACCTACAACGGTTATTCGTTTGGAGTTGCTCCAAAGATTACGTTAGATAAAGGCGATAACAACGACAGTTTGCAGGACTGGTTGAGCCATGTATCATTCTTTGACAAACTTAACGAGTTAGGAAAACAGACTAGTATTTACGGTCGATCAATCGGATATGTATATCAAAATGAAAATGCCGAGACTGAATTTACCTATGTAAGTCCAACAAAGGCATTTATTATTTATGACAATACGGTTAATCGTGAGCCTTTAGCCTTTGTGATGTATGAATACTATAAGAATGAGTCAGAGTGGCAAGCTCGAGGCAAGATTTACTACGCTACCAAGGTTTACGATTTTGATGATTTGAAGTTATCAGACGAATATACTATCAATCCATATAAGATAGTACCTGCGGTTGAATTTTACGAAAACGAAGAACGTCAAGGTGTCCTTGATCCAGTTAAGACTTTATTGAATGCCTATGACAAAGTTTTAAGTCAAAAGGCTAACCAGAACGAATACTTTGACAATGCCTATTTGGCAGCAATAGGAATTAAGTTTCCGATAAATCCGAAGACCAAGAAACCTGATATTGATATTGCTAATAACCGTTTCTTGTATTTACCTGATGTTACTCAAGGAACTAACCCAAAGTTGGAGTTTATTTCCAAGCCTGATAACGACAGCATGCAAGAAAATTACTTAAAGCGATTGGAAGACCTTATTTATCAAGTGTCAATGGTCCCTAATCTTAATGACAAGGCTTTTGCAGGCAACCAAAGTGGTGTGGCTCTACAATATAAGCTCTTATCATTGCAAAATAAAACAGCTAATCAAATACGTAAGTTCCAAAAATCGCTAAGACAGTTATTCCGAATTATTTTTTCTGTAGGTCAAGTTGTGACTAAGCCAGATTTGTGGGACCAATTATCTATCGAATTTCATCCTAACTTACCAGCGGATATTGCAGGTGCAATTTCTGACGCAAAGAATGTCGAGGGGCTTGTTTCTCAAAGAACTGCGCTTAAATTATTGCCATTTGTTAGTGATCCTGACGAAGAAATCAAGCAAATCAATCAAGAGAAACAAGAAAATATCAAGAACGCTCAACAAGCGGCTGGATCATTGCCAGATTATTTGAATGACGGTGAAGACGATGACAACAAGTCTGAAACAAAGTAAAGCCTACTGGGATAATCGTGCTAAAGCTGAGAAAGCATGGCAAGAATCGGCTAAAAAAGACATGGAAAAATACAACCAACATATAGTTAGTATGTATAATCAGACGATTTCTGATATAAATCAGCAGATAAAGGCAGATTTAGCTTTATCAGAGGGTAAACTGGTTAAAGCTGATGCAATGAAAGAATATGAATCATTAGCTAAGCGAGCTGTTGATAAAGCTAATGCGTTGAGAGCTAAAGGTAAGCATGTAACCCGTAAGGATTTTAGCGAAGACGTTAATAATCGACTTAAAGTATATAATGCAACGATGCGAATTAATCGTAATGAAATAATTAAATCTAAGATTGGCGCTAGATTGGTTGAGTTAGGGGTAGATCAAGAGCAAAGTTTAACTAATAAGCTCTGGAACGAATATACCAAAGAAAAAGAACGGCAAGCTGGTATCCTTGGAATTACTACTAAATCTAATTTGTGGACTTCAAAGGAAGTTCAAGAACAAATAGCAGGTCAAATAGCTGGTGCTAACTTTTCCAAGCGTATATGGGCCGATATTGATGGCTTAAAAGGTCAATTAGATGGATTAGTATCTAATGCAGTTATTCGGGGAGAATCTCCTATTAAGACGGCTAAATGGCTAACTGGTTTGGTATCAGCAAGCATTACTAATCAAGAATATGCTGCTGAAAGATTGGCTAGAACCGAGATGGCAAGAGTGCAATTTGAAGCTCAAAAAAGGTCCATTATAGATACTGGATATAAGTACGTTAAATGGATTGCTGAGGGTTCAGCCTGCAAAGTATGCCGTGAAATAGCCTATAAAGATAATGGTTATGACGAAGATGGAGTTTATAAAGCCAAAGATGTACCAGATATCCCAGTGCATCCCAATTGTATGTGTTCTATTTCGGCTCATTGGGTTGATGATAGTGTTCTAAACGACACTATTAAAAACAATGATTTTGATAATATTACTAGCTATGATGATTTTGATAATAAAATCAAATCTAATTTTGGTGTAAATACAATTACAGGGATGAAAAATGTTAGCGTTGAAAATTTAAATAAGATTTATCAGTCTCTTTCAAATAATTTCAATCAATATCCAGCATTAAAAGGTAAATTAGATTATATTAAGGGATATCAAAAGAAAAGAGATAAAGCTGTTGCTAGTTGGAATGTTGAAGGGGATGGAAGTAATGGCTTTAAGTTCAATAAGGCACAATTAGATGATTTTGATAAAAATCTAAAGTACTGTATTGAACAAAATTGGTGGACTTATAGAAAAGATTATACTGGCGTGATTAATCATGAATTTGCTCACTTTATCGAAGGAATGCACCATCACTTAGAAACAGGAGAGCCATTTTCGTTATATGATTTATCCAATAATTATGGATTTGAGATGATTAAAAAAGCATTCAAAGAAGCAGGTATTCCATTGAAATCTAGAGATCAATTCGCTGACTTCACTTCAAAATATGGCTTAACTAATCAACATGAAATGTTTGCTGAAATGATGGCTGATGAAAAAGGAAACGCCGTTACTAAAGAACTGCATAAATTAATTAATTCAGATGAGGTTTATAAAAAATGATTTTAGTGCCAAAAGAATTAGAGGGAAAATTAATCTTTTCGATTTTTAAACTTCCAGAATTGAAAAGTAATGTAACTGAGCAAGAAAAGAAAATATATAATTCTTGGATTGAAGATTTGAAGAAAGATAATAGTTTTAATCAAGCGACTACTAAATAGTCGTTTTTATTATGCCTTTTTCCGTGTGTTGCAGGCGTTAAAGAACAATCTGAGTTAGTCTCCCATGACTTTAAATGCGAGGTTAGATAGGCTCCCAAGCCTTAAAATGCGAGGAGGTAAACATGGAAAACAATGAAAATCAAACTCAATCTGAAGAAGTATCTGAAGAAGTAAAAGATAAAGTTCAACCAAAGGAAGAACAATCAGTTACGAAACAGATTGAGAAAATGCGTAAACGTATTGATCGAGAAGTTGGTCAACGAAAAGCGTCAGAAGATTTAAACAGTAAGCTTAAAGAACAGGTTAAGACTTTAACTGAAAAACTCAATTCTCAAAACCAATCTGAAAAAGATGACGGTGCAGACGATAAGGAACTCAATGAGTTCAAGAAAGAGAATGACAGTCTTAAAGCTCAACTCGTTCGTAGAGACCAAATGGACACTGTAGCGCAACAATTTAGTCAAGCAGGTGTGATTGTACCTAAAGAGGTTCTAAAGCTCGTTGTGCCCTCTGGAATTGACGAAAAAAAGGTTTCAGAGAACATGAAAGCCCTTAGTTCTTTCTATGACGAAGTTGTTAAGAGAACTAAGCAAGAGTTTCTTAAAGGCGAAACACCATCAATTACGGGGAGTGATACTAAACCTTTTGATCGCACTAAAGTTAGAGAAATTTCCGATCCAGTAAAACGAGTACGTATGATCCAAGAACACTTAAAAGATTACAAATAAGGAGAAATACAAATGACAGTAGATCAAAATACAGTTACAAGTGACAAGTTAGTCGCTCATTCAATCGACTTTGTTGAACAATTTTCAACCAATGTAAGTACTTTACTTTCTGCTATGGGACATGTTCAAATGCACTCAATGAGTGCAGGAACTCTAATTCAAACCTACAAAAAAGAAAACACACCTGCGTCTAGTCGTACTGTTGACGAAGGCGAAGTAATTCCATTAACACAAGTTAAACGCTCAAAGGATAAGCAATATGAATTAACGCTTACTGATAAGTTACGTAAAGTCACTACTTTCGAAGCAATTCAAAAAGATGGATTTGATCAAGCCGTATCATCTACTGACGCTCAAATTTTGTCTATCGCTCAAAAGAATGCTAAGAAAGATTTCTTTGATGCCTTAACTGGCAAAGGAACTACCTCAACAACTGGAGTGGGATTGCAAAGAGCTATCTCAACAGGACTAGGCAAGTTGACTGGCTTATTTGAAGATGTAAGCAACGTGGGCACAACTATTGTTTATGCTAACCCTGACGATATTTATAGCTACTTAGGTGAAGTTCAAATTACTACTCAAACTGTTTTCGGTTTGAAGTACTTAACAAACTTCTTAAATGCAGATGTCGTATTCTTAACTACCTCTATTCCTGCTGGCAAGGTCGTAATGACTGTAGATAACAATATCAATTTCTATTATGTCGATATGCGTGGACAAGCTGGAAAAGCGTTTAATATGACTACCGATGAAACTGGTTTAATCGGTGTAACTCACAGCAGAATTGATGAGTCTTTAAGCTACCAAACTATTGCGTCTGGTGGTTGGTTAATCTTGCCTGAACGTACAGACGGAATTGTGACTTCAACTATCAAAGCACCTACTACTCCAGCGATTGGTATAGACGGTGGTCACTAAAAGAGGGTCGTTTAAATGAATGACAAACTTTCTAAGGTTAAGACGGCTTTACGACTTAAAAGTGACGAGTACGATAATTTGCTAGAACTCTATCTAGAGGACGCAAGCGATGCTCTTAAGTTGCTCCTATCAATCCAAGGAGACCTTCCTGCAGAGCTAGAACATATTGTGCGTGCAGTTGCAGTCAAGAAGTTTAATCGCCTAAAAAACGAGGGCATGTCTTCATATAGTCAAGACGGAGAGAGTATCACTTTCAACTCAAACGATTTTGATGATTTCAAAGATGAGATTGAACAGTATCGTAAAGACAACAATGGTCTCAATCAAGGAATGTGGACAAATCCTTACGAGGTGCATGTGAGATGAGATATGACACTGTAGTCAGTTTCTTTAAGAGCGCTGACGGTAAGTACAACCCAAGGACGCATAAACACAATAGCGAACCTGTTTTGGTCTATTCTGACTTTGCTAACGTTACTGACCTTGGTCTTAAAAATCAGGTTCAATTACTGGGTGGTATCGAGCAGGGGTCTAAAACAGTTAGAATGCCCGAAAAATTAAACCAAGACTGGGACTATATGACTATTGACGGAGACGAACATAAATATCGGTTCGTAAGCTCTATAGACGTCCTTAAGGGTTATGCAATGATAGTGGGTGAAGACGTTGGTTGACGTTAAAATCGAGGGGCTACAGGCTCTTATAAGTGACCTTGACGCTAGAAAATATACTGGCAAGCAAATTCGAAACGTGGTTATGAAAAATGGTGCTGATCTTCAAGAAGACGCGCAAAAGCGTATGACTAAAACTGTTGCTTACGTAAAAGGTTACTCAAAAGGAACAACTAGACGTAGCACAACACTAACCATTAGTGATGATGGAATGAAAGCTACAGTTGCACCTGGAACGTCTTACTTTCCGTATGTTGAGTATGGTACTAGATACATGGAAGCAGAGCCCACGCTTAATCCTGCATTTCAGAAAATTAAGCAGCAGTTTTATAAAGACGTAATCGGGCTGGTAAAGAAACGATGATAGATGTACAAGAGGAGCTTTTCGATAGGCTCTATTATTTTTCACAAGACGAGTTAGGTTTCGACACCTACGACTCATTACCAAGAGACGGGACTAAGTACCCGTTTGTTGAAGTTGCAGAAACTGATTTAGTATCTGACAATTTGAAGAACGCATATTCTGGAACAATTACTCAAACTATTAATGTTTGGGGAGACCAAAATATGCGCTTTTTAATCGGAAACATGATGAACAAATTGTGTGTTGATCGAGTTGACAGCGATCATTACACTTTCGATTTAAAAAATGTTCAAAAAAGAACACTACCTGACTCAAGTGTTCCTAATACCATACTATTTCATGGTGTTTTGACACTTGAATTTAACTATACGAAAGGACGAATTTAAATGGCAGAAGTACAAGCATTAGCTGGCAAGCGTATGGTTTCTTATTTCCGCTTGCTTGAAAACGCAAAAACAGAAAAAGCTGAACTAGTACCACTTGAAGGCGACTCTGATATTTCTTTCAAGCGTAGTTCTAAATCTACTACTACAAAATCTGGAAACATTTCTACTAGTGCAGGACTAACAGCAGAAATTGACCAAACGTTCTATGAAGGCATTAGCAAAGTTTCAGACGAATTTTATGACGCAATCTTAGAAGACAAGGTCGTTGAGTACTGGCTAGTTAACTTAGATAGAGTTAACACCCAAGGTCAATTCTGGGCTATTTATGCAAGGGCAAAAGTCACAGAAGATAAACCAAGTTTTAAGGCTGACTCAACTGCTGAACGTTCTCCAAAAATGGAAGTTATCGGCACTCCACGACGTGGTTATCTAACTTTAAGCGACTACGATCAAGATATGCTCGCTTACGCATTCCGTGGAATTGATAAGGTCACTGACACTCCTAAAGAAGACGGAACAGATGGTGGCGGTCTTGCTTACGAAAAAAATGACAGCACTAAGGACACTGTTCCAACAACAACTGCTGGTGCAGGTAAAGGGGGCTTAGAATAATGCAAATCAAAATCAACGGTAAAGATTACGAATTAAATTTCGGCATTCGTTGGGTCTTATTGATGAACCAAAAACACAACATTACCCAAAACGGTTTAAGCCAAGGCATGGGCATTAATCAAGCTGTGGCATCATTATCTCAATACGACCCAATCGGCTTGTCTGAAATTCTTTTAAACGCTACATGGATCAATAAGGAACGCCCAACGTCTGCCGATATTGACCATTATTTAGAAACTGACGCCAATATTAAAAAACTATGTGACGGTATCTTGAAAGAGATTGAAACTGCTAATGCTACTAAGGCGCAGGTAAAAAACGTCCTAAAGGCTATGAAACAGGCGCAAGAACAAGCTATGAACAACAATTTAGAGAAATTAGGCTAAATTCGCTGGCGTACTTAAACTTTCATAGCCTTAGAGAAATAGATGCAATGACGATTGCAGAGTACGAGTTGCGAATGGAGGCATATAACCTACAGCTAGTCGAAAAACAGTATGACTCGGCAACTCAGGCATGGATGAACCGCAACGCCCAAGCTTTCGATAAGGACGGAAATGCTGTTTTTAAGGATTTCAATGACTTCTTTGATAGAGACAGCGCTATTGACAAAGTTAAAAGTAATTTTGAGTCTGATTATCAACCTATAGCACGTAAGTCTAGAAAACAAAATAGACAAGATATTCTTTTAAAGCGAATTAGAGAATATCAGAAGTTACACCCACGGAAAGGAGACAACTAATGAATAATGAATCATTTAGCATAGTTGCCGTTCTTTCAGCGATTGACAAAGGATTTACTTCTGGTTTAGATGCAGCAGCAGCTAAGGCGAAATCTTTCAGTGACGGTTCTAAGTTATCCATGGAAGGCATTGGAACTGGAATGACTGTTGCTGGTGCGGCGATATCAGCTATGGGTGTTACTTCACTTAAGTCTTTTGGACAGTTCGAGGCTAGTCTTAACAAAGCGGCTGTTGTAGCTGGCGGTACTGCAAAAGATATTGGGCAACTTGATGACTTAGCGAATAAAATGGGTGCTGATTTACCTTTAAGTGCCCAAGATTGTGCTGATGCCATGATTGAAATGGCTCGTAATGGTGCATCAATTGGAGATATCAAGAAACAGTTTCCAGCAATAGCGCAAGCGGCAACTGCGGCAGGTGCAGATATCAAAGTAACTGCTGGCGTGGTACAGGAGTCGATGAATATCTGGGGAAAATCTTTAGATAGTCCTCAACAAGCCGCCGCTATTTTGGTTCAAACTGCTAATGCGTCAAACGCAAGTATTGAAGACATGCAACAAGCCTTGGCTACTATTGGTGGTCCTGCTGGTCAAGCTGGTATGAGTATGCAGGTCACTTCCGAGGCTATTGGACTGTTGACTAATAAAGGTTTCAGTGCGGCTCAAGCGTCTATGGACTTAGGTCATGCTATTACGCAGATGATGGCACCATCTGCGATTGCTAAAAAAGCGATGAATGACTTAGGCATTAGCTTTACTGACGCTCAAGGAAATATGAAGAAGTTCCCTGATATTTTGCGTGACTTAAATCAGGCTCTAGATAAGTTGAACCCTGCCGAAAAAGCGCAAAAATTAAAGGCGATGTTTGGAGCGTCAGGTGCGCAAGCCATTCTTCCTTTACTGGACTCTGTCAAAAATAAGACCAACGATACTAAAGTGAGTTGGGACGCTTATGCCAAGGCGCAAGAAAAAGCGGCTGGGTCAACTAAGAAATCAACCCAATCTTTAAAAGATCAAGCTAACGAAATGCAGAAGAACGTCGGTTCAAGTATCGAACAGCTTGGTGGTAACTGGGAGTCCCTTAGAAACAAATCTATGAAGTCTTTCCAAGGCGTTAATGGTTCATTGATCCAAAATGCCAATCAAATAATGCAATGGGCAACTACAAGCAATTCTGGAATAGCTCAATTTACTCGTGGATTTATCGGACTAAGTCCTTCTATTGGTACTGCTACAACTTCTGTTGGCTTATTCTTAAGGAACGCTAAAACAATTGCTGGAACTCTTTCTGGTGGAATTACAGGAATTAGCAATTTCATAAAAGTTGGGGTTGGCATTGTTCAAGTGGCTAGTGGAGCGAAGACAGCAACAGCAGCTTTTGGAGCTTTAGCAGAATCATCTAAGCTTGCATCCATTGCTCAATGGGCATTCAATTCTGCAATTCTAGCTAATCCTATAACATGGATCGTAGTTGGAATTGCAGCCGTGGTAGCTGGATTAGCTCTATTCTTCACTAAAACAAAAACTGGACAACAAATGTGGGCTAATTTTGTTAACTGGTTAAAAAATGCTTGGCAGATGTTGGTGCAAGTAGCACAGGCGGTCTGGAATGCAATTGTTCAGGCTTTCAGTTCTTCTGTTAGTGCTGCAAAAGGTGCTTGGAATGGAATTCCCAGTTTCTTTAGTAGTCTTTGGCAAGGAATTGTGCAGGTAACTAAATCTATTTGGTCTGGTTTAACCCAATTCTTCTCTCAGATAGCCAATACTGTTAAAAATGTTTGGAATGTTTTAGCAAGTTTCTTTAGTGGATTATGGACTGGAATTATTTCGGTTGCTAAGAGTATTTGGCAAGGTTTAGTTGTTGTCTTTAAGGCAATAGTCACAGTTGTTAAAGCCATCTGGACCCCAATTAGAGCTTTCTTTAGCTTGTTATGGCAAGGTGTACTGTTGGTAACTAAAACAGTCTGGAATGTAATAAGAACCTACATTTCAACAGTATTTAAGAATATTCAAACTGTAATCAGAGCAGGAATGAATATTATTAAAACAATATTCACTGCTGGTTGGAATATTCTTACCACAATCGTAAGTACAGTTTGGAAAATTATTACTACAGTAATTTCAACTGCTATTAATGCGGTGGCTGGTATTATTAGAGCAATTACTGCTGTGATTCGTGGCGATTGGTCAGGTGCTTGGAACGCAATTAAGGGTGTAACATCAACAATTTGGAATGGTATTACATCTGTCATTAATACTTCCATGAATGGAATTGTTAACATTGCTCGAACTATGATGAGTAGCATGCGAAATGTTTTCAGCTCGGTTTGGAATGGAATTAAGGGCATTTTTCAAAATAATATTAATTTCATTAAATCAGTTACTCATGTTGACTTAGGCGCTCAAGGTAGAGCAATCATGAATTCTTTTCTTAGTGGACTAAAAGGAGCTTGGGAAAGCGTTAAGAGCTTTGTCAGTGGCATTGGTAACTGGATCAAGGCGCACAAAGGTCCAATTAGTTACGATGAACAGTTATTGATCCCTGCTGGTCAAGCAATCATGTCTGGTTTGAATGGTGGTTTAACTACTGGCTTTAGTGCTGTTCAGGACAATGTTTCAAGTATGGCTGGAGTGATTTCAGATCAGGTTACTGGAATCATGGATAAAGCACAGAATGCTTTGAACGATGACCAGTTGACCATTCCTGCAATTAATTCTCAACAGTATTCCGAATCAATTGACCGACTTAATGGTATGGTTCAAGGCGGAAGTTACAACCAAAACGTAACTATGAAAGAAAGTGGATTGCAGAGAACTAATACCGAGTTGCTACGTAAGATTGCTAATAAGGATAATACGATGATCCTTGATGACGGTACTCTGGTAGCAAAAACAGCTCCTCAATATGATGAAACTATTGGCGGTAAGATTAACTTGAAAGACAGGTGGTCGAAATAAAGAATTTATTTTCTCAATTTAATCATCAATATAAAGAGGATTACACTTTTCATGATATTGATAAGAACAATGACTTAGATCTTTATTTATCCCCTGATGAAGGTTTTACTTTTGCTAATTTTAATTCTGCCGACAAAGGCTGGTGGCTCACTAAGAGGGATGCACCAACACCAAAAGAAAAAGAAATTACTTACTCTGTTCCTTACTCTCAAGGCGAGGAAGATTTTTCTAATCTTGATAACCAAAGATTTTTTGAAGTTCGTGAGATTACTTACGAGCTTCTTTTAGTTGATGAGGATTACTCATATAGAAAAGCAAAAGAAAAAGAAATTAAGCGTCTAATCATGCAAACAGCAGGGTATCGAACACTTGAGGATACTTTTAATTCTGGATTTTGTTTTTCAGCAAAATCAGAAAGTGTCGAATGTTCTGACGATGAAAGCAACGGGACTTTAACAGCAACTGTTAAATTTAAAGCGTATCCTTATGCAATTGCTAGGAGTTATGAAGGTTCTGATATTTGGGACGAGATCAATTTTGATAACTGGGAAGACCAACAGACCACTTTTGAAGTGAATAATAATTCTGTGAAAGCTGATCTTGATAATTATGGTTCAAAGCCAGTTGAATTAGGTTTTGCTGTGATTGGAAAAGTTAAAGTTACAGGCTCTAATATCAATCTTGATTTAGATCAAGTGGCTGCAACTAAAGGTAGCGTAATGCTACCAGTTGGAGTAACTAGTCTTACTGTTTCAGGTAGTGGCACAATTCACTTTCAATTTAAACGTGAGGAGATGGTCTAGTGGGATATCGAATAATCGCTTATGATAAGCCGACCGACAAGAATGGCTTTATTGTTTACGATCAAAATCTAGCGACTAGAAACTTAGTATCTGGAAGTTTGAATTTAAAATTAACAGATATTGATGATCTTGATCTTACAGTAAATCAATTAAATCCTCTCTATGATCGTGTTGAACCGCTTATCACTCATATTGAAGTTTATGAAGATGATGCACTTATCTTTCGTGGACGTGCGATTAAGCCAACCAAAGAAATGGCGTCTAATGGTGGCTTTACCCGTGAATACGTGTTCGAGGCTATTGACGCTTATCTGCTGGATAGTATCCAACGCTTTGACAACGACTCTGGATCAAGTGCTAAGTCTTATCTGCAAAAGCTGATTAAGGTGCATAATGGTCAATTTTCTGATCGTTATAAGGACTTTGAACTCGGAAACTGTGATTATTCAGATAGCGAGGGCATTGTTCAACGTCAGATTGATTATCCAACAACAAAAGAAGCAATTACCGCTCAATTAATCAAAAAAACTGGTGGCTACATTCGAGTTAGATACGACCACGATAAGCAGAAAAACTATATTGACTACACAAAAACAATAGGAGTATCACACAATACCGATACTCCTATTTCTGTTGGTAAGAACATGTTATCTGCTAAACAGACTATTGACCCTACAGGGATAATCACAAGACTAATTCCACTTGGTAAGGTTCAACCAGCGCCTAAGATTAATCTAGGAAACGATGATACAGTCGATGAACATGGTGTTCCTATTTCAGGCACAAAACATGCTGTTAATGGCGATTGGGGCCCTGCTATTAGATATGCTGCTAAGATTATGGGCGTAAAGATAACTGATGAGTACGTCGCAAAGATTAAGCGTATGATCCAAGGCGAAAGTGGTGGTTCAGAAACTGTTGTTAATGGCTGGGACAGTAATGCAGCCGCTGGACACCCAAGTGCAGGGCTCTTGCAATTTATTGAAGAAACTTTCAAGCATTATTGTGTTAAGCCGTTTACTACTTGGAAAGCTGGGTTCGATCAACTTGTAGCTTTATTCAATATGGACAATTGGCAAGCAGAAGTTGATAAGTGGCAGATTTATCATTCGTGGTCTCCTAACGGTAATCCACGCCTTAAAGAAGTAAGTACTACTACGGTTCATAAAACATCACATAATACATGGGGTTGGCCGTTTCCGTCAGTTGGCGAAGGTCACTTCATGGACGCACAACTGTTCGGAGTTCACGCAGGTAACGGTCGTCCTAATAACTTTCATGATGGTTTAGACTTTGGTAGTATTGACCACCCTGGAAGTGAAGTACATGCCATTCATGGTGGTACAGTAACTCGTATTAGTTCCGATGGTTATATAGGTTGGTATGTGGTTACTCACTCACGAGACGGCTATGATATTATCTATCAAGAAGCATTTTCTGGACGTGGCAATATCCGAGTTTCGCAAGGTCAAACTATAAAAACTGGAGATGTGATTGGTATCCGTGATACTAGTCACGTCCATATCGGAGTTACCAAAAAATCATGGTACGAGGGTTATACTAAAGGACATTCTTTTGACCCTAACTGGGCTTGGCTAGACCCGTTGAAGCTCATCAAAGAGGGCGGTCAAAAGGGCGATAGTGATAGTCACTCTAAGACCTATGAAGATGAAAGCCCCCAGCCTAGATTTAACATTACCAGCGTCAATGGTGGTAAGGATTATATCGAAGATGCTGACTTGATTAAGCAGTTTGGTGTGATTGAAGGAACGCAGATCTTTGATGACTTGCAAGATCCAGCACAGATTAAACAAATGGGCGAGAAGTGGCTTGCTAATGAAAAACGGCACGTCACAAAGAACTCTTTTGAAGTTTCAGCATTAGAGCTACCAGAATTTGATCGTTTTAAGGTTGGCGATTTTTATCAGTTCATCAATCCTCAAGTATCTAAGACAGCTCAATTACTTCAAGTAGTTGAAAAAGATATTGACTTTGCGCATGAAAGAAACAGTAGCTTAAAAATTACTGACGTTGCTAAGAGCTTGACCGATTATCAAATCGAAGATAGCAAAAAGGTTGATGCTCGATTTAGGTCAATTCAAAAGACGCTAACCCAACAATCCCTTACTATTGCTAATCTTTCATCTGGTGCAATGAGTGTAGAGAGCAATAATAATCAAGTTAATCAAAGCATTAACCAAGTGTCTGAACAGAGTAATTTTGATGCTAAATATATTAAGGATGAGTTAGACAAACATTTAAAAGATTATGCTGAAATCAAAAAAATTATTGATGATCTACCAAACAAGTACGCGACAACTGAACAGTTAAAAGCAGTAAGTGAAAAAGTAGATAAATTGGAGCAGAAAGGAGAGAGCAATGGCTAATTATTTTGACAACAGCCACATAGATGATAAGCAGTTAACGCCACAGCAGATTGCTGATGCTATTCGTCACAAGAAATTTGGCGTTGATGTCCGTGAAGCTATGGCACAGGGCTTGGAGTACTGCATGACACAAGCACAAAAGGTGGATAAGCTAGCGCAAGATTTAAGCAATCTAGATAAGCGAGTAACAGTATTAGAAATCTTGCCTAATGAAGTAACAGACATCAAAGAAAATATTGGAACAATTAATAAACGAATTGAAAAGCTCAATCTTGCCGTCTTTGGCGATGGAGCAGTTCCAATTGATACTCCAATAGATCAAAGTAATCAAACTAATAAAGCGCAGGAGGTGCACTTCGATTAATGAATAATCTTAATTCAATTAATAATAATGGCGTACCATATTACTTCCCAGCAGATATTGCTAAAGAAGGTGGTCAGTATGTACGCATTAGTAACTTTTTCAAAACTCGTGTAGGAGATAATGGTAAGGTTTTACCATTTAAGTGGTATGACCAAGGTCGCGTCATGAATGTGCATGAGTTTATCCCTTTCATTCAAGGCTTAATTGGTAAATTTAGTACTGATGATAATGACGAAGTAATCATGGCTCCAGACGCTAGCTATCGTGAATGGCAAGGTTCAACTGCGAATGCTCACGATGGCGGTTTTATGGACTATATCTTAGAAGATCAAATGTTTCCGCAAGAAGGTATCTTCAAGGGTCACTTTGGCTTAAAAGACGGTAGTGGTAATGTACTTACAAGCGTTAACATTATTTTCGAGGTATTAGGCAATGATTTACGAGTTGGCGAGACGGTTAAGTACTATGTGGCTGAGCTAGAAAATTTAAAAAATCAATATAAAATCCAAGGAGAACAGGTTGTCAAAGATTTCAACGCTCAAATTGAAGCTGGAATTGAAACTAATCGACAAAGTTTAAATCTGCTACGTACTAGTATCCAAGCTAATCGTGATGAACAAGCTACACTTGCACAAAATTTAATTGGAACAAAATACCAGATTGAGAGCAATAATATTATTAAAACAGCTGATTTTTTAGCTGGCATGAGTCAAGAAAAAACAGCTAGAGAAAAAAGCGATAACGAAATCATTCAAAGACTGAATAGTTTTTTGAATAGTGGTACGGATAAAGATACTAACTCTGCTCCCGAAATTATAGATGCAAGATTAAGTACACCCTATACATATAATCGAAAATATGGAACTTTAGGGGAAGCTATTAGGACTCAAATTCTAAACTTGTATAAAGCTTTAATCTCTTCCGAGAATCAAACTAATTCAAAAATTTTGGAAAATAATTTTGAAACTCTTAATAAGATTCAGACTCTTTATGCGATGATTAGAAATTTCTATAAGCTAGATTCAGCGTCTATAGTAGATCAAGACGGCGAGCAAATAGAAACAGGAGATGGGAGTACAATTGATACAGATTATTTGACTGAAAAAATTGATCCTACTCTGACTCAAAGCGATCAAGCGGCTGATGCATATAGTGTGGGGCAAGCTTTGAAACGACTAGAAAATACTAATCCAAACACACCAGTACTTAGTGGAGGTGACTTGTTACTTTCTGAAGTACCATCACAACCAATTAAATTCTCTCCAGAAAAAGCTACAGAAGTAGGTTTGGTTTTGAAGCCTACAGGAGAAGGCTTTGATTCAAAAATGGTGGAAAGTCCAAGTATTATTTGGGACGATACAAGTAATCAATTTATTATGGTTTATACCGCTTATGATTCTAACGATGTGGGGTCAATTGGTTATGCAACTAGTACAGATTTAAAAGCTTGGCATTCACAGGGGCAATTGTTGAAAAATAGTGGCGACCCTAAACTTGGAGATAAAAATGGCTGCACTGGTCCTTGTTTAGTTAAATTTGACGGAATCTATTATCTCTTCTATTTGGGGCTTAATGCCGAAGGTTATGAAGGCGGACAAATCAATCTATGTCTCGCAACTAGTGTAGATTTACAATCTTGGACTTACAAAGGGATAGTACTGTCGCCAGATAAAAATATTCCTTGGATTTCTAACACCATTTATCATCCAGATATTATGCGAGTTGGAAATTATTGGTACATATTTTTTAATGCTAATGGAACCATTGATGGTCAAGCAGCCGAAAGAACTGGATTTGCATATTCAACAAAAATTGATGGTCCATATACTGTTGATCCTGATCGTATATCAAAATTTGCAGAAGATGCTGGCAATCATGGTGGTATTCAATGTGGAGACCCATCTATTTTTAAAATAAAGGATCTATACTACATGTTCTATTTTGACACTAGTCATGGTTCTGAGGTTGTAGATAGATATGCTTGGACTACACCAGCTGAATTTCCAAGAGGATGGAGATACGGTGGACCCGTTATTAAAAATGACAAGAATTATAATAAAGATTTTGCACATAAACCATTTGTACTAATAAAAGACAATATCCTCTATCACTACTACACAGCAGTAGGTGACCAAGGACGTTGTATTGCATTACAAACATTTGACTTAGTAAATAATGAGAAGTTGGAGAAATAATTATGGCTAAAAAGATTTTAGATTTTAAAACAGATGAAGCAAAAAGTGATGATTACGTATTAGTTACTAACGATCATGATGGCACAAGAAAAGTAAGAGTACCTAACTTGAATTTTAAATATTTAAAATTTTCAGGAACAACAGATGAGAATGGCTATTTAACAACTGAACTAAGCATTTATGGCAATCATCCGATTAGTGTCTTCGTTCCAAATAGTTTAAGTTTCTATTACGCAGATGGTAAAGGTGTCTATACTATCAGAGTATGTGGGTTTAATAACGAACCTATTGTTGGAACTAGCATTTCTGGCACAATTTACTATGTGACAGATTAGGAGAAAATCTTAGTCGCCTGAGAAATAAACAGTACGCAAGGGCGGCTGATAGGATAATATTATATGAAATATAAACTAAAGCATCTCCTCCATACTGAACACCCACAACATGAAATTTTAGCTCTAGGAATGGTTTTAATAGGACTAATTCTTATTTTTAACGATGACTACTTCTTTTGGCCACCTTTCATGATTAGCTTTTTGAACGATGATCTAGTAGGTGGCGTATTTGTAGTAGATGGCATTTTGCTTTTAAAGTGGGCATTAAGTACTTCAGGTAAAATTTATGCTAATCGTAACTTACTTATCATGACAGCAGGACTATTAGCTTTTGAAGCCACAGCAGAGTTCAGTCATGGGTTTATAGCCCACAAACCGCATATGTTGATAGCTGGAGTGGCTGAAACTGTCATTCTGCTTTTCACTTTTTCAATCATTGGAAAATCAAAAAAACATAATTACTAGAGGAGGTGGTGCTGTGGAATTTATTAAAGCACTACCTTATATAGTAGGTATTTTGGCAACTGTAGGAGCTGGTATTAAGTGGCTGTATGGGGAACTAAAAGAAGAAAAAAAACATTATGAAGAGCTTTATCAGCAAAAAGAAATAGAAGTTGAAAAGCTAAAAGATAAAATTAATCAACTTAAAATTAAAATAATAAAACTTGAAGCATCTCAACGAGGTGCTTTTTTTGATGGAAAGGAAAAGAAATGATTAAAAAGTTAGAAAAAGAGTTAAAGAAGTTAAATACAAAACGTGGAAAGTTGTCAAAATTCTTATCCAAACAAAATAAGAAAACTTTATCAGCTAACCAACGTGTTCTATTAGTAGAACAAAAGCAGGCAATGGCTAAGTATGCCAAAGTCTTAAAGTTGCGCATTAAAGACCTAAAGGGGGCTAAATGATGAGTTTTTCACATATCTTAGACTTAATGGTTGTTGCAGTATCCGTTGCAGCAGTCGTTGTTGTTTCTGTATATGCTAAACACAAGATCACAATCGACAAGAGAGCAGAACAAGGAGACCTTTTGGCAAAGTCTGAAAAAATCATTGCCCAGTCTGTAAGTCCCCTTGTCTATCAGGCAGAAAAGAGGGGAGGGGACGGCGAAGATAAGCTGACCTTTGTCGTTCAAGGCTTATTCTTGCTCTTAGATATGGCACACTTACCACACCCAACAATGAGTTTCGTAAAAGGATACGTTGAAAAAGCTGTTACTGCTATGAAACAAGCTCAATCAATTGCAGATACAGTAGATAAGCCCAAAACTACTATTGTCAGTGAACTAAAAGACGTTAAGTAGGAGGTTACTATGGAAGTTAAATCAAGAAGTTACGGGGTAGATGTATCTGATTGGCAAGTTTCTAACTTATCAGCTATGGCATCAGCTGGAGCTAAATATGCAATCGTGAAAGTATCAGAAGGACTAAACTATCAAAATCCTAAAGCATCGGCACAAGTTAATAGTGCTAACTCTAATGGCATGATGCCAGCTGGTTATCACTATGCACACTTTAGTGCAAGTCGTAGTCAAGCTGTCTTAGAAGGTAACTATGCAGTAAGCTCAGCCAAACAAGCTGGTATCGTACCCGGTTCTTACTTAGCTTGCGACTATGAAGAAGGCAGTGGTAACAGCACAACTCAAAGTTATTCTGCTAGTGCTGACGCTATCCTTGCTTTCATGGATACAGTAGCAAGTGCAGGATATAAGCCACTATTGTATTCTGGCAAGGAAATCCTAACCAAGCGTGTAGACGTTAAGAGAGTAACTGATAAGTACGGTACATGTCTCTGGATTGCATCTTATGAGTACAAGAGCGGTACTCGATTGGATAACCCAGACTTTGGCTGGTTCCCATCTATGGATAATGTAGCAATCTGGCAATTTACCGATAATTGGCGTGGTTTAAACGTTGACGGTAACATTAGTTTGATTGACCTTAAATCTGACGGTGTACCAACATCTCAATCATCTAAACCAATAGTTAAGCAACCAGCACCACAATCTTGGGTTGATGAACTAGGAGACACTTGGTACAAGGAAGAAGGCAAGTTCTATCCAAACGGTACTATCAACATCAGATACGGCGCACGTACTACTAGTGACATCATCGGCACAGTAGCCAAGGGCGATTGCGTTAAGTATGATGCTTACAGTCGCCATGGCGGCTATGTCTGGATTAGACAACCACGAGCCAACGGAGAACATGGTTTCTTAGTTTGTCGTCAAGGCAATGATCCTTGGGGTACGTTTAAATAGTATGGTATAATTTAATCACTGGGCAATTAGTGCCAAAGATAGATTCCTTCGAAGCTTCTGTTTCTATCATCATTAATGAAGCGAATTAAAACATGTTTTAAAAGCCACTCTGGAGTTAATTCTCTAGGGTGGCTTTTTTGCATATTGTATAATAATACTAAAAAGTGAGGAGTGTAATTTGATGAAAAAAGAAAGCAGTTTGTCTCAACTCTTTAAAGGGTTTGATTATAAAAAATACTGGGAAGATTGGAATAAAGAGCATCCCAATCAATCGAAAGAATTTGACTGGGGCGAACCAGTAGGAAGAGAATATAAGTGGTAAATTAAACTGCCCACCAAAATGACCACCAAAAGTAAAACAGTATATGATAGAATACAATTATTTTTGCATAATATATAGGAAGAAAAGAGAATAAAATCAGATAAAAATATAGTTATCTCCCCTCATCTCCAT